ACTCATATGCATTTCTGACGGGGTCGATGCGACCACGGTCTTATCAGTATTTAGTGTCATACTGAATGCGTCAAACATAACATGCTTTAGATGTGGCACAATATACTCAGAATGATGCGCTCCACATAGCATAGCGCTGTCGTCTCCGTTCACTTTTAAGTCCTCAACCTTAATCGCCTCAAAAATAGTAAATGTTCTCAACATGAGCCAATTCACCATTCCGTCAATTAGGTTCGTAAGGTGTGATCCAGACGGTACGCCGATATGTTTCTGTATGATTCTGCCATTCGGTAAAATCATTGGTGTGTGTATGAAATATTGAACTACATTGCTGAACGCCTTTTTACTGCGTGCTGCTGCCTTTAGTCCACCGTATTCATAAGTTTTGTCACGGTTTTGGTAGTAGCCATGATCGATATTCTTATCCAATATCGAAAAGCAGTCTAGTATAATAGACGTGCATCTAGTAGTGTCGAAGGATTTAAAGTCTGCTCCTACGCCGATAGTTTCGGGTTTGAAACCGATGTAGCTTGCTAATTTCTGGTGTTTGTCTAACGATTCTCGTCCCGTTAGAAACAGTTGATTGGTAAACCAACCTTGATAATATGCATCAATTAGTGGTTGAGCATATACACCTTCGCAAACAGTCATCGCCGCTGGGTACATCCATATTAGACGGGTTTTCTCTTCGTCTTCGGGTCGGGATGAACCTCGCGTTCCTGGCGTGCAATACGGCATTCTCAAATCTTCGTATTCCTTTTCTCTCATAAAATGTTGTAGAATTCGTGCTTCAGCAAAAATCACATCTTCGATATCTCCTTTTGGTTTGTAGTGCGGATATCCTGATGATGATCGTTTTACTAAATCAACGTCGTATAACCAAACTGGCTTGACCTTTCTGTCTAATTTCATCTTTTTGGTCAGCTCTTGTAGTGCTTGGTTGTATGCCTTTTGGTATTGCTGTGGCATAGTGAACGACGGATAGTCGTAAGCTTGAATTCTCTCCATTAATGAGACGTCACAACCAGAGACTCTCGTTTTTCCTCGAGCATCATATAAGTACGTTGATCCTCTTCGTGAGTCAAATGATTTAAGGGCATCGTACACATACGGATCATACTGCTGTGTGTTGCGGTAGATACGCCTTTTGTGTGTTTTTCTATAACCCAGATTCGTGATATGTCGGAACTGTCTATTC